ATGGCATTAGCTGAAGACGCCGGCGGGTCTTTTAGAATGCGCTTCAGCAAAGGTGTATGGTACTTACACTTCACTTTCTTTGGTAAAAAAGTAGAAAGTTACGTCCCTACCCTTACCGAAGCTATCAACAACTTAATTATTAACAAACACTTAAACAAGTAACTATGAAAACAGATAATAAAAAAATGCCTCGCGCCTTGAGCCAAGAGCTCGGCATTAAACTATCAGAATGGACACACAACGTTACCTCGTATTTTGATATTTGGGAAGAAAAGCAAGAAGAGCTTTTTGCTATTATCCGCTCTACCGAAGACCCTAATATCATCAATAGTGCCGATGAAAAGGCAACCATACGCGATGTGCTTTCGTATATGCTTTCCTTGTCGTTTATCGTATTGCGAGAAAAAGAGCAAATAGATGAATTCTACGAAGACTATAACGGATTTAATAATTAACAAATATGAACGACTACAAAGAAATCCTTAAAACCCTCCTCCTGCAATATTACAGTCCGCAGGAGGAGGAACATAGTGAACAGGTGTACAAGAGCACCTTGCAGGTGCTGAAAATGGCTCTGGGGGTATTACCTACGGAGCCTATCGACCAGCACGATGTGTACGAAGCTCTCACTGAATTGGGCTTTACCATAGAGCTTGTTCTGGAGGGCGAAGAAGAGACCTACCTTTGGAAAATGTATCGTAAGACCTTGCAATAGCAAGGTCTTTTTTTGTCCTTTTTTTAAAAAAAAGGGTACTTTACCTTTGCACCATAATAAGTAGCCTAAACAAATGGAACCAAAATACAAAATCAACCCCCTTACTGGCGAGTTACAAGAATACGTATTCGAGTACAACGGTGTGCTCGTGCTTCGCAACTTCACCGCTCAAGTAGATAACGATCGCTTAGTGGTGCGTTCAGCCTCCGATGTAAATTTCTCTATTCTCGAAGCTCTGGTAAGTGAAGTAGAGATTGACGGTGTGATATACGACAATCCTACTGCTGCCAAAGAGGCACTACAGCGTTTGGTATTCAACCAAAATGTCCCCGTGATATTACCTGAAGAAGAACGTAAGAAGATTAGTAGTGCGTTACAAAGTGGTGGGTATAGTGGTACGGCACAAGACTTGAAGAACCTCATAGATGGAATTAACCGCATACTTCAGAGCGATGATACCGACCTTGATCAACTACAGGAAATTGTTGCATATATAAAACAGAATAAGAAAATACTCAGTACGCTGGGTATTAGTAATATTGCGGGGCTTGCAGATGCCTTAGCGGAGAAAGCTAATAAGAACCATAAACATTCGTGGGGAGATATAGAAGGAAAACCTAACTTCTCTGAAAGTATTACTTCTAAGAAATTTATAAAAGAAGGAAGCTCTGATGAATATTTGCTCACAGGTGGTGGCGGACAGGTTTCTAAAGCGGATTTAGTTTCATCAGGGTTTAAAGGAAATTTATCTCCAGAAGAATTAAACACTTTTAAATATCGTGATACAGGTTGTTGGAGCGTTACTTATCCTGGTGGTAGGGGATTGTATGTTAATTTTAAAGGAGCAGGTTCAACATCTTCCTTAGAGTTTTTAAAACCTAATTGGTTTCCTTGGACACGTATAGGTGTAAGAAATTCGGTTGATGGGGCTCGTTTTAATGATGACAAAGGAGCTTTTAGAGATTTAGCTTGGTTCTCTGATGTATATAGAGAGGGGGCTAAATGTGAAGGTAATACTACTCTTAGAGTAGACCATCAAAATCAAGTAATTTTTGTTACAGTAGCTTGTTCTATTGACCTTTCCGCTATTCAAAATATGGGTTCTGTGTCTTTTAGAAAAGTTTTTGATAATGGTCAAGTAATCTTTACCTGTACAGGTAAGAACATTATCTATACAGGAGACACTACTTTCAACGGTAAGAAGGGCTCTACAGCAGTGATTTCTATCTTCGAAAACGATTGTTACATTGATATAAGAAATGTTTAAAACTATGAATGCAATACAATATTTTCAGTGGGGTTATAGTAATAAAGGCGTTGTTTTAAAAATAAATAACCTATCTGTTGATTTACAAGATTTTGAATATATAACTTTGCTTATAAATAAAGAAGGTACTCAATTTCCTTGTACTTTTGCTAAAAATGGAGAAGAGGGGTTGAGGTTTAAAGTAATTGAACAAAATACTTATGGGTTTTTTATTGATAAAAATGCAGATGATATTTATAAACAATTATATAATGAATTGCTAATTGGAGGTTTTGCAGGATTTAAATTAACAATAAATAACGTTACTAAAACATCAATCATTGAAAATAGATGGTTAAAAAATTATTCAATGATTGATGGTTATACTAATGAATTAAGAGTTGGAAAATTACGAGATACAGTTGATGATATAAAAGGAAATATTATTAATTTAAATTTTGAACAATTACCAAATGTATTTCCACATAGACAAAGTAATAATCAATTTGGATATG